TGTACCTATAAGAGCGGTAGCGGCTCCTATTGCCGCACCTTGCCCGCCTCCCATAGAAGCACCAGAAGCCGCCGATTGAAATAAGTTAGTCCATGTGCTAGGGTTACTGGCTGTTTGGGATAACCAAGCTTTAAAAGAATCGATATTATAGGTGCATTGAGGGAACCCCGAAAGTATTAGTTGTTCATTTCTAAGGAAGGAACATCCTTTATAATTTAACGGTTGCAATGATATTTGAGGGTTAGCGGCAACACTGCCAGCCATAACAAAACCACAAGTGCTACCCGAAAAAAATTCATATTTTAATGATAGGCTATCACCTTCATCTGTGGTAACTAACATATAATTATATGGATAAGTAAATAATTTATTATTTTTAGGTATATAGCCATCAATATTAGAATAATTTTTTGATTTACTAATATTATAAGTCGCACCGCGAGTCATTGTTATTTCATCGTTATCAATAAAATCTGCGTAATACATAAATACCGATACAATGCTTTCATTCATCACATCCCAGCTCGTTGTTATATCTTTTAATGCTTCACGCACAGCTGTTTGACCTGTTTCTGTTACAGAATAAGGATGGAAAGCCGTACCATGAAGCACATTAGCGGCGTATGTACTTTGAATTTCTTCACCTGAAGATCCTACATTATTCATTAAAACAGCACAAGGTGTTTCACAATGGCCAGAAGATGAAAACCCACCGTAAACATATTCACCTAAATCTACAGGTTCTGGCTGAATATTAGCACCTATCGTATCATCCATTACATGTTCACGCTCAACGAAACACTGCTCAAGCGTTACATCAAAAAACCATGTTTGCATTACATCTATTTCAAAGGTTATTAAGGAAACGTCGTTTGAGATATATTCAATTGAAGTGATAAATGCATAAAACCATTTATTCCCAAAACCAGTATTTTGATACATTATGTAATTGCAATTATATAAATTTTCTGCTTTTTGTTGTATTTTTAATTGTCCTTGATTTAACCTATTATATGTCACTTTTGGAAAAGTGTAAGCTGTTAAACCCGCAAAGTAAGAAGTCTGAGCAGATTTACTGTTAAAATATATAGTATGATCATATGTATTGTCTAACGGACAATTTCTTAATACCCTTACTATAGTATCTGGTGCTATATACATCTTAATCTCCTATTAAAGGGGTGTTTTATCACCCCTTTTTTTATTATTCTTCTAATAAACTCATAACTGCTTGCTTATTTAGTGCAATTGTAGCATCCACAGCCGTTGTTCCATCAATTTGTGTGGTTGATTTATAGGTTACGCCGTTAACTTCCATTTCAACGTTGAATTTAGTAGTTACTTTATCTTGTGGAATAAGTACAGCCCCATAAGGGTGCATTGCTATTCCCTGTGTCGTCAATTCCTCTGTCTGAATAAATCTAAACGCCTGATTAAATACTGCTGCCTGTTGATCTGTTGTTTCAACGTTAAATGTTAAAGTTGTAGCAATATCTGATTCTGATTTATCGGAAACGTGGGCTGTAAATGATTCTGGCATAGTGATATTTGCACTGCCATCAACGAAAACAAGTGCATTACTGAAAGGAGATGTTGATACAGTTTTCCAAACATTGTAAAAATAGTTCCAATATAGCCCATTTGCAACATATTTTTCGGTAAACATAGCTTTATTATCGTAAACCTGAAACCATTCACTATCAACTATTACGGCTTTAACATTTGCCATCAAAGCTAATTCTTCGCTTGTTACAGGCTCTATCATATCTGTATTTGCCACAATTTCACTAAATCTCTCATTATCAAATGTGGTCCAATCGTCAATTAACTGTAGGTGACCCATAAAATCAGCTTTACCCATGTTAAATGCACTGGCTAACACATCAACATCATAATCGGCATTAAACCCGGATGACATAAAAATATACTGATCGTCTTTCGGTGTAAAGGTATGTACACCTTCTTCGTTATATTCTGTTTTCATAAACGTAATCAGATTTGAAAACCCTCTAAAAGCTTTTGCCGCGTTTTTCGTATCGCTGGAATCAAACTGTACAGGGAATAACTTACCTTTTGTAATATTCTTTATTAGCAGATATTTAAAAAGTAAAAATTCATCATAATTTGCTGAGGAATAAAGACTATCTACTATTTTAGCGATTAGATCCTGTACACCTTCTTCAGATAAGAAAGCCATCTGTAAATCTTGATCCTGAATAGTTACAGGGTACTGTACACGATAATTCATTATGTGCATAGCGGCACGTACATCAGGAATACTTCTTTTAAATTCTCTATCAGCGGCTTTTTCGACTGAAAACTCTCTTGCTTTCACAAGATTAACAAATACTTCTTCAACCGTTTCACCATATTCCAAAAAACCTTTTTTAAACATGGAATAAGCATTATTAAATAGTTTACTATTTATTCTAACTAATGCTATACGGTTTAGTAAAGATGACAAAAACTGATTCCCAAGAGCAGGGTAACCTCTAAATACTTCCCCCACTTTTCTTATATCCTCAACTGATGATACAACAGGTATTTCTGTCTGATATTCAGCTGATGCATTTTGTCTAATAACGTTTAAAATGTCATAAGTGCTGGCATTTAAAGTTGATACAGCTATTTTTCTTGGCATTACTTTTCCTCCTTAAACAATTCTTCATAACTTGTTTTTACTTCTTTTTCTTCTTCGATATCATTTATATCATCAACGTAATCATCGTTTTCTTTAATCTCAGACGGGTTAAAAAATCTTTCTTTATATCTATTTCTCCATTCCGTATCTAATTCATCATATTTTTTCTTCCATTCTGCTATTTCATCATCTTTTTCTGTGTTGTAATTTTCATCTGCTTTCGCCTGAAAATCTCTTAATGTATCGCTGATATCTTCTATAAAACCTAAAGCTTCATCTGAAGTATCGTCACCGACTCTTTGAGCTATTAATTCTAGTATTTCTTCAACTGTTCTTACTGCCATTTTTTACCTCTCTTTCATCTTGAATATCTTTTGAACCAATTAGGTGCATAATTCCAATATTTTAATTGGCCGGGTATTCGCCAACTTGGGCCCGGCCCGGGATCTGGTCCCGGATCTGGTGGATCTGGCCCCGGATCATATTGTCCAGCGTAAATAAATCCTTGTAAATAATAACCCGATGAAGCCCAACCGGGGGGTAAATAATTATTTCCTCGGGTGTTAGTAGTTAAAAAGAAAAAAGTTCCTCTCCACGCTGAATTACTAACCGTTAAGGTGCCTTCACTATTTATGGATTCAACAACGCACACGTGTCCTGCGTAACCTCTTCTGCCCATACATAATATAGCTCCTAACGCAGGTGTTCTGCCTGTTTTATAACCCCGAGCTGGTGCATTCGCGTACCATGTTCCTGCATTACCAGTCGGTAAATTGGGTCTTTCGCCTGTAATTTCCCAATATCTCCCCCACGCGTAACAAGTACAGTTTGGCATACCATAACCAGATTGATAAAAAGGATTTTGAGAATACCACATTGGGTTACCTCTAATTGGAACAGGGCTATTTTCACTATATCTTGGAACGAATGTCGCCATTAATCATACACATCCAAATGAACAGCATTACCCATATTACCGCTATCCGAATAAGCGTAATGATTTTTCTTAAAAGTATTCCATCTTTTTACTAACTGTTTACGTTTTGTTTTTGTAGACGTCAAAACGTTACTTACAATATCTACTGCTCTGCCTTTCGTGTGGTAGCTACCGCTAGCTCCGCCAACATTTCTATTATGCGTTGAACACCTAAGACCGCTTGTGATTGTAATAGCACTTCCGCTATCATTACGTAAATAATCAATATTTTTTATAAGTTGCTTATTGATAATTGCAGGATATCCCGTACAATATTTACCGCCACACTGACATTTCATTTCAGATAACTTAAAATATTTTATATCTTTCATATTATATGCCGACTGTAGAAGGATATCCGTATTTGAACCATAGATACCATCTATATCTTTTGAACGTGTAAAATATTTTTTCTGTAAAGTTAAATATCCTGCTTTTGTTTTAGGCCCTTCAATACCATCAACTGAACCAATGTTAATACCTATTGCGTTTAAATATTTCTGTCTATTTATTACGCTTAACATAACTTTCTCCTTTCTTATTTAATACACTAATCACTTCTGTTAAAACAGAAGGTAAAGGTATACCCATTAACCCAACATTTTCAAGAAGTGATAAAAGTTCATTAGCCAAAAATGTAAAAACTACACAATTAGAAATAATTGTAGTATTAAATATAATATCTAGCCTAATTGATATAAGCACGATTAATAATGTACTGAATTTTCTGATAAGCCCTTTCCATCCCGCTTTAGACTCTAAACCCCCATCTTCTGTTTTATTCGATTTTTTAAAAACAGCCGCAACTAATATACCAGTTATATAATCTATTAACATGAAAATTACTAAAGTGGTCATAGCAGATGTCCAACCACCAAATAATTCAGAAATTACGCTCCCTATAGCTCCTAAACCAATTAAAAAAAATGATTTTTCCATAATTCACCTTTTTTTATTTTAATTATATCACCATTGACATGAAATGTCAACTATGTTACAATTTATAGAGGTATTAAAAATGAAATATTATGATGGAACAAAATTACTTTCATTAATGGATAAAAATGGTAATAAACCAGAAATATATATTTGCACCGCTAACAGAACAGCGGGTAAAACAACTTATTTTAATAGATATTATTTAAATAGGTTTATCAAACATAACGAAAAATTTGTGCTACTATACAGATTTCAGTACGAACTAGATAATTGTGCGGATAAATTTTTTAAGGATATAAGGGAATTATTTTTTAAAAATGATTTTTTAACAAGTAAACCTAAGATGAAAGGATTATTTCATGAATTATATTTTAATGATGAATCATGTGGTTACGCTATTAGTCTCAATAGTGCTGATACCATTAAAAAATATTCACACTTTTTTAACGATGTAGAACGTATATTATTTGATGAATTCCAAAGTGAAAATAATCACTATTGCCCAAATGAGGTACGAAAATTTATTAGCATACATACAAGCATAGCACGTGGTCGGGGAGAACAAATTAGGTATGTTCCAGTACACATGATTTCAAACCCTGTTTCATTACTAAACCCATATTATACAGCTATGAATATTTCATCAAGATTATCTTCTAATACTAATTTTTTAAAGGGTGATGGTTGGGTATTAGAACAAGGTTTTAATGAAAATGCCGCAAAGGCACAGAAACAAAGTGGCTTTATGAAATCCTTTAATAACGAAAAATATACCCTGTTTTCTATAGAGGGAAAATATTTAAATGATAATTCAACTTTTATTGAAAAACCGAAAGGCGAAAATAAATACCTATGTACCTTGAAATATAATGATGAAGAATATAGCATACGTGAATATCGTGATCTTGGTATAATTTATTGTGACGATGTACCAGATAAAACATTTCCTCATAAAATAGCAGTAAGTGTTAATGACCATGATATTAATTATGTTATGTTAAAAAACAATGATTTATTTTTATCAAATATGAGATTTTTCTTTGAAAAAGGATGTTTCAGATTTAAAAATTTAAAATGCAAAGAAGCTTTATTAACAGCTTTATCATATTAAAAAATATCTCCACATATTTATATTATTGGCAATAACAGGGTTAGCACAGTTGGAAAATACTGCCTGTGAGCGTTCGGGATTGCTACCCGCTCTAATATTGTATGTGGTAAAGATATAAAATGAAAACGGATATTATATTAATATCCGTTTTCTTATCTCATTTTATATGTTGTTTCTTTTAATACTATCCCGCCTTTAATATTTTTTGGTAGTAATTTACTTGGTACTTCAAGTCCTATGTTAAAATCTTTAATATTTCTTTTCTTGCTAAGAAATTTAATCTCATCTTTGGTTGCATCTTTATCTTGATCTGGATCATAAAGATCACCTTGCATAGACCTTAAAAATAATTTCTTACACCTATCAGGCATTCCCGCACACGTGATACTATAAAAATTATCAACTTCCTTACCGTTTACATGTGTTACATGCTCAATATATGTTTTAGGTCTTACAAAATATCCCTCATCCCAATAACTTTCTATTTTCCAACAACAAAAATTTTTATCATGTATATCTATACCTTTTACCTGATCAACCTCTAAATCACAATGTATACTATCTGTATCTGCATATATAAACCCGGGTTTATCAGAACCATAAAAGTTTTCTTGGGCGGCCTTTATGGTAAAATTTCGAGCATAACTTGTTATAGCAGAACCAATCGGTATATAGCCAGCTTTTTTATTGTATTGTACAACAGTATAATACCCTAAACTTTGGTCTTCTTTTAAATACGCTATTTTAAAACTACTATTAGTGCTACTTGCCATTTTTCCGTATAAATTATTCAAAAAAAGTTTTGCTTCCTCCTTTTTAGCTCCTTTTGAAGTTAATTTAATACGCTTGTACTTATCAATATATTCATCGAAAATATCTGGTTCTGTATAAAACCAACACCCATCTAAAATCTCTAAATCAACTAATTCATAATGCTTTTTTAATAATTCGAAATCCATTTGAGTAAGCGTTAATTCAGCGATGGCTTCTTTAATTTCTCCATTTTCGATATAAAACGGATAATATTTTTCTTTTTCAGGGTCGTATATGTCACTGGTTTTTAACATCTCTCTCGGTGGATATAACATATTACCTTTAATTTGCAATGTAGGAAGCATACCATCCTTTAAATAAAATCTTGTTTTTATCCGAATAAAAAAGAAAGTGTGTCCAAACATGGCTTGCTTAGGTATAAAATTACCCTTCCAAAAATTTGGTAATCCAACAGGATATCTGTTAGCAGACTCACTACTCATCATAGACGGATAAAGCGAATTAACATCAGCTGTTAATCCTTTATTATACACAATATTAGCTTTTTCTTCAACCAAATAACACCATCCGCCTCTATAACTTTTCCGTATATATTCCCCTGCATTTTCTGAACCATATTCTTTCGAATTTAAAGATATACCAAAAATATCAGGAAATTTTTCATCATATTCATAACGGCCGATTATACTTTTAAATTCTGATAAACAACAAGAACCAATTGTTAATTTATCATGCCCATCATTAAACATAATTTCTATAGCTTCTTTAACAACTAATACGTCGTTTTTAATATACTCTTGTTCCTCATCAGTAATAGTACAACCAGCATAGCGAAACCCTGTATATTCAATATCTAATTTCTTATGTTTAGTACCAAAACTTTCACCAATTCGCTTAACACTAAAAGGTAGTAATTTCAAGGAATCGCATATCTCAATAATTTTATTATTTGTTTTAATTGTAATCTTATACCATTGACCCATATTTGATATCAAATAATTAAAACTATTATTTTTCATTTCTTTAGAGGGTATTTGCTTAATTTTTGATGTATCTGTTATTATGTCATTTTCATCAGGTAAATTATAAAATGCTTGTGTGTACCCCAAATCACGTATCAAATAGGATAACCAAAAAGCACCATCAAATTTTAAATTATGGAAATATATACATATATTCCCATCAATATTTATTAAATATGTAAACAATTCATCGATAGAATGAAAAACTTGAACATCATCTGTATATAATTCAACACAAGCAGAAGCCCAAACCTCTGTACTTTCTTGTTTTTCAAAAACAGTAGTCTCAAAATCTCCTACAAAATATCTTTTTTTGAAACCACTCATGCTTAAATACCTTCTTCTAATAACCTACTTTCACTCACAGACATTACACCATCATTTAAAATACTATATAATTCATTTAGATCAATATTAATATTTTCTGGTTTACTATCCCACGCAATTTTATCTGATAATTCACTAATCCTTAATGCATTATCTTGTATACGTTTAGCAACCTCTACTTCTCCATATTTTGATATAGCCTCCTCTAATATGTCTATTGCTAATTGTCTATCTTCCATTTTTGACTCTCTTAAATAATTAGACCAACCACGTTCATATCCAGTATCTGTAAATGTTTTTACAAAATTTGATATGATTAATTTAACAGAATCCAATGATGATACCTTATTAACACTCAATTTTTTCTTAGCTCTGGTTAATGCGGCTTTACGACTTGCTTCTCTTCTTTCTATCTTTCTGCCTGTTATACCCGAAACTACTTCACCTGTGCCTGTAATATATTCAGACATTTCATATATTTTTTGCGGCGTATAGAACTGTAACTCACGAATTGCTTTACGTGTAACTCTTTTTGGTCTTTCAGGAATTGCTATATCAATTAAATACCCTCTTTTAGTTGCTCGACGAATAAATTGTTTAATTCTTCTTATTTCTTTGTTCCATAGTTCTTGATTTTTTGTCATATTAAACCTCCAAAAAAAATACTGCTGTTAACCAGCAGTATTTAACAAAAGACTATTCCAATCCACAAGTTATGAATTTTTTACCGGCATAATTTTTTGAATCTTTTTTATATATTTTAATTCCTTTTAATTCTTCTCCAGACGCTAATAGCTCATCTATAATATCTGTGAAAGAAGACCAGAACGGATTAGATCCTGTATAGTATTTTTCACCTTTAGTATCTACAACAATATATAATGGATATTCTGCTTTTTCTGATTTTGGATTATGTACTAAAAGCTCAGCATACAAATCAACATCTATCACAATTTCATCGTCCCATTCAATAATATCGTCTAATTTATTAGCATCTGCAACATCCTTTAATTTAATTCTTTCTCTTGCTGTTAATTCCCTACTCGAAAACTTAATCTCTGTCTTATAAATATTCTCACTCATTTACTTTTCCTCCTTCTCACTTGCAATACTGATAAACTTATCTTCTGGCATGCTGTAGACTTTTTCTTTAAATTCTTTGTTAATAATAGATACGCATATAACTTTTTCTTCAGTTGCATTGATTTTCTCTATTAATTTTTTTTCATTATCAATGTAACCACCTGTTATAAACGCTCTTTCAATAACTTCTTTTGCTTCTTCGTCGACAAATAAACCAGTACCCTCTGTCGTTTTTAGTGTTCTTGTTACTAATCTTTCTCTTGCCATTTTCCTTTCCTTTCTCTTAAAAAACAATTGATGGTAAGAATAGGACTTGAACCTATAATTCTCATACTTATTCAAACTCGAGATATTTTACCGTTAAATTATCTTACCATGATGTGGTATTATGATCGGTAAATAATACCACAACCTTAATATCTTTTGGAGGTACATCTATTAGTAAGATGTATTTTTATTATATATCATTAACCTTAATTTGTCAATATATTTGTATAAAATATATCCCGAATTCTATCATTTGTTAATGTTGTATAATAGGAACACAACTCTAACTTTCTAATCATAGTCATTCTATTTTCTTCTGATAAAATTTCATTATAAATATTACCAAAAATTACCAATAATTCGTACATATCCTCACTTAAATTTATTGCTTTTTTCGCTTTTTCAGCTTCAAAAATTCCATCTTTAATATATTTCAATTTTCTCACCCCCATATTAAAAACTCAAGTGTGCTTGGTAAACTCATAAATACTATAAATAATATAATATACAAAAACCAATTAATCACGTGTTTCATTAACTCTACCTCCCATAATCTTATTAAATAGCTTTAAACAAGAATGTAAATTATTAGAATAAAATTGATATTCTTTTAATTCTTTATAACTTTTAGTTAATATATAATAATCATATTGATCACATGCATCATAATAACATCTTTTATCATTGGTATCTATAAAATAATACAGCGGTTCTAACGGTGTTATCTTAATAATATCATTTACTAGCATTACAGCTTCTCTATTACTATTTGCATACATCTTAACTTTATGAGATTTAATATTAGTAATTCTAATAAACACTGTATACTCTTTCATTTTACTACCCTCCTTCACAACTCAATCTTCCCATAAATAATTGTTCCATTCATCGCCGTATAAGTATTCTCTAACCCTAAATATACAGCCTTCAATTCCTAAATCTATCAGGTGTTGTTTCATTAATTCTTTTACTTCATATTCATTTTATGCTATTACTATCCCTGATCCCCATTCTCCTCTGTATTCGAACCCGTAATCTTCTGATATGAACTCTACTCTATACTCTTTCATTTTACTTACCTCCTAAAAATATATCTCTGTTTTCTATGTACTTATAGTACCATATTTAAACGCGTATGTCAATGGTTTTGTGTAAATTTATTTGGTGTTTTGTGTAAATTTATTTGGTGTGTTTGTGCTGTAAAATATTGTAAAATGGTA